TGGATTGTTTGTTATATTTGTTGGGGATGGAACTCTACTAACTGGCGGAACAACAATAGGAATTGCATCAGAGTGTCTAGTAACTACATCTGGTGGAACAGTGATGCAAATAACTCTAGTACAGCCTATGCCGTTTGGAGTGAGCATTGCGGACACATTCACTATACAAGCGGGGTGTAATAGACAATCCACACAGTGTAGAGGAAAGTTCAACAACCTTGTCAACTTCCATGGTGAACCTTATGTACCCGGTAACGACTATCTGTTAACTACAGGGTATTCTGTTAACCCAGGAGCAAACTAATGCCTACAGTTAGAGACATGACTAACAAAGTCAGAGAGTACATAGGAACTCCTTTTGAGAACAACCAAAGAGTTAAAGGTGCAGGTATAGACTGTATAGGGTTAATAGTTTGTGCTGCTAGTGAACTTGGAATAAACATTCTAGAGCCTGAAAGATACAACAGTAGAGCAGATCAGATAAACTATGTAGATACGGTGATGTCTAATGATCCTGTACTAGCCTGTAGACATCGCGGCTCATACAAAGTAAATAAAACTATTCCCAGAGAAGGCGACCTAATACTTTTGCGGCAACCAAACTTTAGGCAATCAGGGTATATGTACCACCATGCTGCATACTATACTGATAAAGACACTATAGTACACGCATGGAACTCTCCGGCAGTTAGGAAAGTTACTGAGACATTAATGATAGATGAGTGGTGGGACAATATACACTCTGTATGGTTCATTAATGTACTCACACAGGATTAAACTTTATGGCAACTATAGTCTTAGGTATCGTAGGTGCAATAGGCGGTGCAGCAATAGCAGGACCGGCAGGTGCAGCTAAAGGTGCTATGCTTGGTTGGTCTATAGGGTCTACTGTAGGTGCAGTAGTAGATCAGTCAATGCAGCACTACTACACTGCTGATATGGGACGCACTAATGATCTTAGAGTGACTACTGCTGCTTATGGTAGTTCAATACCTCAGTGTTGGGGGAAGACTAGGGTTCCGGGTTGTATGATCTGGGGAACAGATCTTATTGAACACGAACAGGATCAACACTCAGGTGGTGGAGGTAGTGGTGGACCTACAGTAACAACTAGAGTTTATACTTATACAGTGTCTTTAGCAATTGCTTTATGTACAGGTGAACCTAATACTCTAAACACTGTTCAAAAAATATACGCTGACAATATAGTTGTTTATGATGTAAATCAACCCTCTGCTGATAACATAATAACACCACGTTTCTATCAAGGAACAGAAACACAACTTGCTGATCCTCTGATAATTAGTACTGCTGGAAACACTATGCTTCCTGCTGGTACAGATAATCCTGCATTCCGTGGCCTAAACTATATGGTCATACAGGATATGCTGCTTACTAGTTTTGGTGATAGCATCCCTAACTTCTCTGTAGAGTTAAGTTCAGGAGTTACTTATGCATCTCAAGTCATAACTGATATTGTTAGGCAACTTGGAGTAAACCCTTCAACACAGCTAGATGTAACTCTAGTTACTGCGATACCAGTTACAGGACTTATATCAGCCTCTAGGATTGATGGTAAATCAGGAATACAACCTATACTTGATGCCTATACTGTAGACTTGATTGATGTTGATGGAAAAGTAAAAGCTGTGCCTAGAGGTATGGACCCGGTAGCTACAATAACTTTTGACGATCTTGGAGCACAAACTATAGGATCAGGGATGTCCCCAAGTACTCAGAGACTTATAAAGACTAGAGCAGATGATCTAATTTTACCCCAGAGAGTAGATGTCGCATACTACTCCCCAACAATAGACTTTCAACAAGCCACACAAAGTGCCATACGTCAATCAGCTAAGTCTAATCTATACGTAAGTCAGTCTTATCCTTTAACTCTTACAGATAATGAAGCTGTACAACTTGCTAACAGGGTTATCTACACTGCATGGGTGGAAAGAGTTAAGTACGCTGGAAATCTAATGCCTAAATGGGCAGCACTTATTGCTTCAGACGTTATCATGCTACAGACTGATGTAGAAGGAACTCTGGTTAGAGCTAGGGTTATTGAAGCAGAAGCAGGATTACCCGGCGAGATTAAATGTAAGTTCCTACCTGATGATGAGACTTTACTTATTCCTGTTATAACTAGTGTTACGGCTCCGTCAGGTGGTGTAGCTACAAGTACACCCGTACCTTTAGACTTCTTTGCATGGTCTGGACTAGAGATAAACAAGACTGATGGCATAAGTGCAGGTATCTATGTAGTGTCTGCTCAACCAATGGTTAGAAATATATTTAGAGAATGGGTCAACGGCAGTGTACTAATGTCTATAGATGGAGGTACTACATACTATAGTATAGGTAGTGTCACTACTAAGACAGTATTTGGTAACTGTACAAGTACACTAGCAGCAGGGCCAGGAACTCTAGATGGTTATGGATTTGACATAACTGACACTGTAGGTGTAAATGTCAATGGTACTCTTACATCAAGTAGTGAACATGAAGGATTGTCAGGAATAGGTACCTATGGTTTAGTTACTGCAATAGATCAGTCAGTGTCTAACTTAGGTAACTATGAACTATTTGCTTACACTGATGCTACTCTAACTTCAGCTAATAACTATACTCTATCTTATTTACTTAGAGCACAAAAAGGAACTGTGTCTACAGGCCATACTGGTTCTGATATGTTTGTGAGTATTACAAACAATATAGCTAGAATAAACGTTAGTTCAAACCTAATAGGTCAAGTTGTTCTAATCAAAGTAGTACCGGATAGGATAGACCCTACAACAGTAACACCACAGAGTGTACTTATAGCTTCACCAGCTAGTGACGGGAGAATACTAACAAGTACAGGATGGGTGGATATACCGTCAGGTGGTACACCATTAGTAACTAGATCAACAGGTTCTTTTGTAATTCAAAGATCAACAGGAAATCAAATATTCATTAGCTAAGGAATAATCAATGTCTACATCGTATCATGATGCACAACCTTTAGGAGATATACATATAGTCCCTAACTGGCAATACGCAGACGCAACAACAAGATTAGCAGCTACAGGGTTTGTATCAGGAGATGTATTAAAAGTAGCTTACCAAATAGATACACAAACACTATGGTTACTAGTAGCTACTACTCCAACGTGGGTAATAGTAGGAGCTATTAGCCCGTATGTTCCCCCTATATTGTCTAGTTTTACTTGGCTAAATCAAGGCGGAGCAGTAGCCTCTAATAATGGAAGTACTCTACTAATGAGTATACCAGACTCAGGGTCTAGTCTGGATTGGAGATTACTATATAAGGCAGCACCTACTCCACCCTATAGTTTAGTAGTATGTATTTCCTCTATAATGTCTAATTTTAACTCTCAAGCTTCTGGTATATATTTTTATGATACAGGCTCTGGTGATCTATCAGGGTTTGAGTTTCTTACACAAGCAGGTAGTGTCCGTGCATGGACTGTAAGAAACTTCCCAAATCCTACTAGTGGTGGTACTATAGTGTATCAGTCCCCAGGAACTACATGGAGAGGGCCAGATACATCAGCTACATGGATGAGATTAAGGAATGATGGAACTACACTCTACTATGATATCTCACTTGATGGAAGTAACTGGCATAATCTATATAGCCAATTGGTAAGTGCATACGTTACTCCTAACAGTATTGCATTCGGAGGTTTGTGTCTTACCGGTGGTGGTTTTCCTTTCTTAGATGTTGATATTATTAGTTGGACTACAACTAATTCAGCAGCTTTTTAATTAACTCTTTGGGAGTACTTATGAGACAAAACTTTGTGATATTTACACTACCCGGTATAGTAGCCTTTATACATACAACTCCTGTAGAAATAAAGACTATGGCCTTCTTTGCTTTTTGGCTAACAGTCTCAGATTTCTTTTTTGGAGTTGTAACTTCATGGGTATGTAAAGAGTTTAGATCAAGTAGGATGAGATTAAAGTGGTGCAGTAAGATAGGTATATACTATGTATGTGTAATCCTGTCTTGTCTAGCAACTATACTATTTGGTTACTACCAAACTGAAGTCTTTACTTTAGGTATCATAATTGCTTGTGAAGTTTCTTCTCATGTAGAGAAACTAATCAAGATGCAACAATACTCTGGGCTACCTATGGGGTTACTTGATAAGTTCCTATCCGTTATAGCTCCGGGATTTGACATATCATACCATAACCCCGGTAGTGATAAGCCTGACCCAGGACAAACTGTAGTTAGGCACACTGCCATTATATCTAACGATCCCCGAGAACCAGAGATACATTTCTCTGAGACAGAAACTATACCACTACATAGACCTAAAGTATTGGTAGAAAGGAAAGAACAAAATGTGGACACCACAAGCAGTTGACCAAACCCTAATGATAGTAGCAGGAATAGCTAGCACCATCTACACTATAGTAAAGTTGCTTAAATCAAATAGTGATTTAACTAACAGTACAGCAAACAGTATACCTCCAGAGTTTGCACATAAGGCACTTGACAATGCTATAGCGAACCAGACACCATCACTTACCACCACTGTAAACAATATAACTACTGGACCTACTCCGACGACCGCGCCGGAAGGCACCGTGTAGTTTCTCTGGGTATGATATAATATCATACTCTATTTACTCCCAGAAAGAAGGATCTCTATGCCGCCCGTTGAACCAACAAATACGCCAGACCCTGAAGTAAAACTTCCACTTACTGTATTTAACGATCTAAAGTCTGCTGTGGCTAAAGCTAAAACAGAGTTTATGAACGGTGAAGCAGCTACCAAACTTGTGATTGCAGATTGGGAAACCAAAGTAGCAGCTATTAAAGCGAAGACTATAGAGTTGTATGGTGATGCTCAACCAGAACTGCATGAGCTAATAGATGGGCTAAGTGCTAGTGTTACACAAGTAAAGAACCTATCGTTTACGGATCTTCATGCAGCAATCATAGATCCTCCTAAACGTGGAGTAACTCCTGCTGCTAATGCTGCTGATCCAGCCAATAGCCTAGTCTCTCACCTAACAGCCGATGACATTGATGACGATGGTAGTGTAAAAACTGCTTAGTAAAATTGCTCGTAGAGTTTAGGCTCTACGGGCTTTTTCTTTGTCATTAATTAACCGGCCATTTCTACCCATAATATATACTTTTGCCGGATAATATTATCAGACACGTCGATATCTATACTTTAGATTTATCAGAGAAGAAAAGTATATATTATAGGTAAAAGCTACCGGTTAATTAAGCCCGGCAATCGTATGCACGACCATGAATATTCCCCTACTTTTTGAGCATTCCCCATCTAAGAATAATTATTTTTCAAAATCCCTTGACAAGTTTGAACCGTTCTGCTATAATTATGCCGGGGTTACTCCGTCTCAATTTCGCATGGAATGAAGCATGGTCCCGGCATATTAGGGACGACGGAGTAACCCTAAAGTCTAGTTTGCAGGAGTTTGTGGTGAACTTCAAAATTAAAAGAACGGCTAAACTTAAGATACCACTAGAGTTTAGTACTGTTATAAGTGGTGGACAGATAGGCGCAGACATAGCAGGGTTAAGGGCTGCTAAACATGTTGGTCTTAAGACAGGTGGCAACATGCCAAATAGGTTTATGGCTCTAGATGGTTTACATCCAGAGTACGCTAAATTATATGGTATGGTTGATGACAGTGCAGGATATAAGTCACGTACTTTTAAGAACGTGGGGCAGTCTGATGCTACTATAAGACTTGCCACTAACTTCAGTAGTCGTGGTGAGTTATGTACCTTGAATGCTATAAAGCGTTACGATAAGCCATACTATGATGTGGACATGGTAAACTATAATCGTTACATAGGCCCAGATGATATTGTAGACTTTATAATCTACAATCAAGTAACTACACTAAACATTGCAGGTAATGCTAATGTGGAACTTGAGAAACCTATATATGAGTTACTTGTCGCAGTATTCAGCGAGTTAGTGCAGGTGTGTATCTAATGTCTGGGGCTAATAAAAGCATGAGTGGAGGTAGAATACACTCTATACTACTGTCAAGTGCAATCTCAATACCTGTAAAGGTACCACATAAGGACATAGAGTATAAGGGTTGGCTCATTAGAGTATTCCCTGCTCTAGTAGAAGGTGAGTTGTGCCAGTACAGCATCTACGATAGTAACCTAGAGTTTATTGGGTGGCCTAAAGACCGTACGTACACTTAAGGGTGCCAAACAATTCATTGACATCAAGCGACAAGGAAAAATAGTTAAACGTCTAACGTTTGTGATGAAAGGAAAAAAACAATGACAGTCCCATCAATAAAGGCTGTGGCAGGTGGCTCCGTTTTGTTAGGTGCAAAGTCTCAGGTACTAGCTACTGATCCATTGTCTTGTAGGCAGTGTGGTAGCAGTAAATGGTCCTTCACATCCGAGAAGGAAACAGGGTTTGACCTAAACACTGGACAAATAACACATACCACGTCTAGAGTTAGACTTAGGTGTGCTAAGTGTAACAGGCAAGCAACTATAGCAAACTTCAGTGCTATATCTGACACTGATTTGTACGTTAGAATAACTAAAGGAGATTAGATGAAAAGAGTAGTGAGTAGGTATCTAAAGGGTAGGCGCTCTGAGGTAATGAGTGATGGTGCTGCTGTAGCATTAATAATGTCTATACTTCTAGCCTATAGTATAGTATACAGTACAGTATCAGACAGAGCTTTCAATAACTACTGTGTAGATCGTTTTGTTCAATCCAAGTAAGGTAATCCAATGAAGTTCATTCGTAAAACAAACATCACAAACTCTAAACCAACGCCAGAACAACCTATACTGGTAAACAAATCTACAGCCTCTATACTTAGTATTGAGTTTGATACTAAGATGCCTAGACTTATGACTGACATTATTCATTCATGGGTTTTATGTAAAAACCAATGGATGACACCATTAGAGGTTAGTATCAGAATATCTTCACTAGGGTTTACCTTCAATGAAGAAGTGGATAATCTAGATGCTGTACGTGCTTTAGTGTTCTTGGATTATATGTGCCGACTAGAGCCTAACCCACGGGAAGGCGTACCAGTATGGCGATACAGACTAACAGCTAAAGGGCTAAAGGCTATACGTGCTGCTAGGGATCAGTATAAAGAGGATAACGGTCTTACTCCACACATTATGAATAGTAATGGTAAGATAGTACCTGTTATTACCTCCGAAGAAGATTGCAGTAAGTGTAAAGGCTCTGGCGACTACCGAGGCAAGATATGTGTAGTTTGTAATGGTGAAGGTTCAGTCAAAAAAGAAGTATCATCATTCCCAGAGAATAAACCGGCCAAGCCTTTAGGATGGGCGGCTATTGGAAAAGGAAGTAATCCTGAGAGATTAGCCAAACTTGCTGAACCAAAAAAGTTCACTTCACTACCTAAAGTGATTACACCTAGAGTTAAGCTTATGAAAGATTGCCCTACTTGTAAGAGTAGTGGAGAGTATAGAGGTTCACTATGTAATAGGTGTAAAGGTTCAGGTGAAGTAGAAGTAGTAGTAGATTCTAGATTTACTGAACCAACTACTCCAAAGAAGATAGCCTTTAGGGGAGGTAGAAAATAATGGAACTAACTAAAGAAGAGGCTAAAATACTTCTTGATGCGTTACGCCCAACAATAGTTAACATTATAATGACTTCACCAATGTCATACACGAAGCTTCTTGCTGAGAATAATGAGAACAGAGAATACAACTATAATTATCTCATACTTGAAGCTAGACTTTATTCTTTTTATATGGACGATAGTGGTTGTGTACAACGGGCTATAGAGTTTCTATCGCAGTTCTATAATCCAAAGTCTAGTACCACCCCAACAGTAGTTAATGAGAATGACCCAAAGTATAGGTTAGATCCTGATCAACTAGACTATCTACATAAAATTGTAGGTCGTAAAATCTAGACTAAACTCTAGTACATTTTTAATAAAGTCGGTGCCTTAACTGGTACCGGCTTATTTCCGTTTCAAGGTAGGCCATGAAGTTCGTCTATAACCCACGTGTAAAGCCCCCTGAAATGTCCGTACAACGGCGTAAACGTTTCAAACTGGTAAGAACAGGTACCCGTAAATACTACCCTTACCAGCAGGACTTCCACAATTGGGCCATGCCACGTCAACACTTTGCATCATTCATAGAAATGAGATTAGGCAAGAGTTTGGGGGTAATTAGAGTTCTTATTGAGAAGTCTAATATAGAAGGTGTAGAGAGTAGACCCCATCCTATACTTATAGTTTGTCCAATGTCTGTTATAAAGACATGGCAGAGAGAACTAGAGTTAGAAGGTGAACAATACGTAGTACTTCATGGCAAGACACTAGATCAACGAGTAGCTGCTGCTGTGGTAGAGGGTTTTGACAAACCTTGTGGCAGAACTTGGATACTGATAAACTATGATAGTCTAAGGGCTACACCTGGGCTAGCTAATTCTGCATTCAAATGGTTTAGTGTAGTCCTTGATGAAAGCACTATAATCAAGAATGTAAAGTCTAAGATAAGCACACTATGCGAGAGACACTTTAGAACTGTAGAGCATAGAGTGATAATGTCTGGACTTCCTTCACCTGAAGGTGAGCTAGATCTATTCCAACAATTCAAGTTCTTATACGGTAGCTTTATGGGCTATAAAAGCTACTGGCACTACCGTTTAGGTATGTTTGAATTGACGTACGAGGGATGGAAACCAAAGAAACGTGAACTCTGTACTTACTGCAACAATGAGTATGACAAACGTATATGTTGTCCTAACTGTGAGTGTAAAGGCTACACTCCTTTCTCTGGGAAAAGTTTAATTAAACAAGCTGTTCACGATAATGCTTTTGTGCTTACCAGATTTCAGGCAGGAATTAACGTCAAAAAGGTTAGAGTACCTCGATATGTTAAGATGGCTGAGATACAAAGGAAAGTCTATGATCGTATTGAAGATGAGTTTGTAGCAGAGATTAGTCCTGATAGGGTACTAGAGACTGATCATATCATAGCTCAACTTACTTGGTTAGGTAGAGTTACGGGTGGATGTGATGCTGAAGGCACATACAAATGGGCTATCAAAACTACAGAACTTGTGAACCTACTTAAAGGTGAACTCAAGGATCAAGCTATTGTTGTAGGGTTTAGGTATGATGCTGAGATACATGCCGTAGCTGCTAGATTGAAGCATGAGAACATAGCTTGTGCTACTCTAACAGGTGTAGACAGTAGAGAAACTAGAGTTGAGAAGACTGAATGGTTTATGAACTCGACTACTAAGTCTAGAGTTATTCTTGTTCAGATAAAGAAGGTAGCTCAGTATGGTGTAGACTTATCAGCTTGTGATACTATGGTCTTCTATAGCTGTACTTACAGTGGTGAAGAGATGAACCAGTTTGAAGATCGTATAGTTGCTGTACGTAAGACAGGATGTACTATGATGTATATCTACTTACTGGCAGAAGATACTATAGATGAAGATTACTTTGAAGCTACTAGAGATAAGATCCGTAATGCTAAGCAGCTAATGGCTAGGATAAAAACTAACTTCTACAAACGGGTGTCATTTAAAACTAAACCCAAGACTAGAACAAGAAAGGACGCAGCATAATGTATATACTTTGTATAGACCCTGGACAGTCTAGAGGGACTGGTGGAACAGGTTATGCTCTATTTAAGCATGACATAACAGACCCGAAGAAAAAAGAATACCTTATCCCAGAGAAAACGGGTATCCTAAAGTCTAGGAAGGTCTCATGGGAAGAGAGAGTTGATGACTTAATAGATCAACTAGAAACTCTACTAGTAACACTAGACATTAATGACATAGGAGATACCAATACTCTGTTTCCTTGGCTAGACTGCTACATAGAGCTACCTAACTACTTCCAGAGTGCCAAAGGGCAACTATGTGCTACAGGACAGAATGGTGATGATAGTAGTCTAGTTAAGCTTGCTACCTATGTAGGTGAACTTAGACGAATGCTATTATGTCTAGGGTGTAGATCAGTAACCTACGTACGTATTAATGGTGCTGAGGGTTGGAAAGGAACAATGAAGAAGCCAGCTGTAGCGTCTAGGATAGCTCGACGACTAAATGATGTGTTACCCTCTAACAGTCATCTAGTCAGGAAAGGAACAAAAGAAGAACCTACACTCTGTACTGGTACCACAGAAGTTGTAATTTACTCATCTCATTGTATAGATAGTATAGGTATAGGGTTGTGGGTGAAAAAAGTATTTCAACCAAACTCTACAGAAAAGGAACAAGAATGAAAATAGTAATAGAAGTAGGCGAGCTAGGAAATAGCCCATTGTCCGTTTTATCATTATCTAGATATCCTCAGTTCTTACAGATAGGGTTGGTAGTTAAGTCTCATATCAACCAAAAGTTAATTGGTGAGGTTACAGGGTTTAGTAGACGTGGTTATGGCAGTGTTAATGTAAAATACACTAATGAATTAGGAGAACAAAAGCACAACAAGTATGATGCTTTGTATGAGTGGGAACTAGTTATATACTAGGGTATAGGGACAAGAATGAACTTAACTAATCGGTTTGTAACCAGTGCTTTTAATAATCCTAGAAAATGGCATAGACAATCTGGGCATGATAAACCAGAAACCATTACAGTACTATGTAGTATGATCATACCAGACCCTATATACCATAACAGTATGTACGGCATAGGCAATATCTATGTTGGTCCAGATCAGTGTCTTGAGTGTAGAGAAAGGGATAAAGGAGATGGCTAAAGTTGTGACTATGACAACCACTAAAGGAAAGATAACAGGACGTACAACTCCAACTAGACAGTTTAAACTAAAGTCTGGAGTTGCGATGGCTAAAGAGCGTATAGGAAAACTACTTCCTGTATCTCTCGGATCAAAGGATAAAAGTAGGATAGTATCTTGCACTCCTAACGCTAGTGGAGTATCTTGTTGGTACTTACTAGAGTGTGGTGTTAGGGTATGTGTAGAGTACAAGAACTGGCGTCCTATCATGTGGTGCGGAGTACCAAAGAATGGCATTCAAAGTTAGACACAAGAGCCATCTACTAAAGATGGTGACTGAAGGCTATAGTCATTGTGTTAGGTGTGAGATAGGTGAGCACTGTAGACACCACGTATTTATTGACACCATACCTAAGACTGTGTTAGACTTTGGGAATAACAGACTACACTATCTATTCATAGGTGAAGCACCCGGAGTTACTGAAGACATTACAGGATTTCCATTCACAGGACCGGCAGGTGATTTGCTCCGTAAAGCAATAGACTTGTCTGGTAGTGTAGAGTGTCCTGTGTGTTGTGGTGTAGGTAAGTGTAAAGCATGTTGGGGTTATGGTAGGCTAACTATAGGCTTGACCAACCTAATAGCTTGTAGACCATATGAAGATCCTAAAAACCCTAGATGCCTAAAGAACCGAGAACCAGACCATATAGAAGTTATGAACTGTATGGAAAGACTGCTAGACACCATCATAGCCTTTAATCCCTTAACTCTTGTCTTTCTAGGAAATGTAGCACAATCATATATGTGGACGATACGTGAACAACTAGAGGTTAGAGGAATGACTGTAAGGCTAGAAAAGCTGTTACACCCATCCTTCATACTTCGTAGAGGTGGTCTAGACTATAACCATAAATATGTTGATCAGATAAGTAGTATGTTCCACCACTATTGGGATTGCTGGCATACTGAAGGTTATGAGAGAGAATACAAACCACCAACTGTAAATAACGGAATGCCTATTCCTAACCCTAACTACACTTTAGATGACTATTTTGCAGAGTAAACACTATGGCCCAACAAACAAACCCGTACATCAATGTTACTATGTACTCTGACAAGTTCATTCAAGCCACCGTAGGTGATCTTAACAGGTACATGGATCTACACTTAACTGAAGATGGTCTCTGTGTCAGACTATGCTCACAAGATAGCAGTAAAGATTACTCACAGACACTAGACTTTAATGAACTCTTTAATGTTGTCTCAGCAGCTGTAGAACTAAAGCGTAGAACTAAAGTAAAGATCAGACCATTTACCCAAACAGAACTAGAGTTTGAACCTATGTCACCAATGGAACGACAACATAGTAATTTACTCCCAGAAAAGAAACGGTTCACCATGAAGAAGAAACCAAAATGAAACTAACAGTATTTCAGATACTAGTACTACAGTTACTCTACTGCATATTCTATGAGATGTTATGCCAACACAGTAGAACAGGTAGAGAAGAAGATAGAGGCGCTTTACTCAAGCACCTACCTTACCAACGATTACTAGAGAGAACTAACAAAGTGTTAGATAAAGGATTAAGCTATGAAACCCGTAAAGTTCAAACCCAAACCTAAACAACCAAGTGTATTCTTTAGTCTGCCCCGTGACGGTATTACACAAAGTGGTATACAGACTTTCATAGACTGTTCAATGAAGGCTAAGTATAAACTAAAGTTAGGACTAGACCATGGACAATACAATCCTGCTTTAGATTTCGGGTCTCTATTTCATGGAGTGCTGGATACAGTTTACTCCCAGAGAATAGGTCACGGCATTTTAAAACGGGACAGCAATCTTCTTTTCTGGGAAGAGTTATGTGAGCAGGCTTTAGAGCAATGGTACACAGATACTCTAGAGAGCCAAGAGTTAACACCATCACAAGAACAAGAGTTTGAACGTCTATGGGGAATGTGTGGAACCGTACTTCCATACTACTTCAGACGTTGGCAGAAAGATGATAGCAAGCTAGAGTGGATAGCTGTTGAAGAAATCTTTGATTACACTATACACGTTAGTATGCCTTATTTAGGGGTTGGTGGTTGTGATTTAGTAGTTCCTATTAGGGTTAGAGGTAAGATAGATGGTCTAGTTCGTTACAATGGTAGACTTTATCTTGTCGAGCACAAAACAAAAGCTGAAATAGCTGAGATGATTAATAAGAACGGTAAAGTCTCATGTCAAGCCATTACTGAGAAGATGGGCTATGAACTTCAAGTCAATACCTACGCTTTAGCTATCTATGAGAAGTATGGCGAGTATCCCGCAGGTGTCATATACAACTTAATAAAACGCCCCGGATTGATTTTCAAAGGAACTTACAATCGTAAGCCTGAAAGTATTCCACAATTTCTAGCTAGAGTTGAGGATGACTTAGTAAAGAAAGGTGATGAGTATTTTTGTAGGTACAGAGTTAGACTATACCCTAGAGAGATAGAAGAGTTCAGGAATGTTGAACTTAATCATTGGTTAACAAGAATGTACATGTGGGACAGAGGCTTAGAGCCAAGTGTGAAGCAATCTAAAAGCTGCTCTATGTTTCGCAAGCCATGTGAGTACCTTAACATCTGTGCTTATGGTGACACTATAGGCTACACTAAACGAGACACTCTTTTCAAAGAGTTGACTATGATAGAGGATTAGTAAATGAAAAACAATGTAACACATGAACCAAAAGAAGAAGTGTTGTTGGCACCTAAAGGAAAGATCTTCGTAACTATAAAGGAAGACAATAAAGTACACGTAAGTAAAGAGAGTGATTTATTTCTAGGTATGTTAGGTTATACAGTAACCTATACTCTATGTCAGCCAAATAGAACAGTTACTGTAAAGTCTAGTGTCAATAGAGCACTAGATAGTGAAGAAGTCTGCCAACAATGCTTATATTCGAAATGATGCAAGGCGCCACCTAAAAATGGCTGTTTCCCATCTAAGAAGAATTATTTTTCAAAATCCCTTGACATTTTAATCGGAATGGATTATACTATCCCTGTTCGTTCGGCAAGCACGCCGTAAGCACTCCGATAGGCGCAGGGTACCGGGCTAGACTTTAGACTTAGTTGTTCATTACGAAACAAACAGTCCTAGCGTTTAGTCTGATGGAATACACGACGTAGAGTGACTGATGTGATCCAATAAGTGCAATATAGACTTTAGCGAGGGATGGTGAAATGGTAATACACGCTAGACTTAGGGTCTAGTGAAGATAAGCTATCCTCTTGATCAGTTATGTTAGCATCTTCAATTGCAGGTTCAAGTCCTGCTCCCTCGACAAGTCTACACTCTATTGAGATTAATTTTCCCCACAAAAGAAAGTGAGAATAAATGGTAACTGTAAAAAGGTCCGTAGTAAAGACAGGTGGTAAGCCCTCGACCACGAACACTAGGGTATCCACTAGGGTATCCAGCTCAACACGTCAAAGAGTTATTGATGATGAGATGGACTTGTCAATACCAGATGGACCTGTTCCAGTAAGCAAGACATTAGCTACAGCAGCAATCTACCTATATGGAGAAAGTGGCATAGGGAAAACAGAGTTTAGCTCTAAGTTTCCAAAGGCTATCCATATGATGTTTGAGCCGGGTGCAGAGTGGCTACAAATACCACGTATACCACGGCAAGGACAATTCGTTCATTGGGCACAATATGACAAGGCAATAGACAACCTTATAGGTTCCGGTAAGTATGATAATGTAATTCATGACACCGCAGATTTTGCGTGGGATCTTTGTGCCCAAGACATTTATGAAGCAGCAGGTGAAGCTGATATAAACTCTGGCAAGCTAGGGTATAATGTTGGTAATAAGCGCCATGTTGCTACATTCCGTAAAGCCATCCTAAAGATTACAGGCTCTGGTCGTGGAGCTATGTTTATCTCTCACTCTAAGTATGAAGAGTTTGAGAAGGTAACAGGTATAAAGTCTACTAAGATGATAGGCTATACCGAGAAACGAGGTAGAGAGTTCTTAGATGGTTTCTGCGATTTAGTCATGTGCTACACTTATGTTAATGGCGAACGCTACCTGATAATTAGAGGCAGTGATAACGTCTTTGCAAAGTGTAGGATACCCGACCATTTCCTAACTCCTGATGGTGAGCAAGTATTTGCCATACCAATGGGTGACAGTGCTGATGAGAGTTACGCAAACTTTATGGCTGCGTACAACAACAAACAAGATGATCCTTGCATACTAAACCGTGTGCCGGAATTGTCTACAAGGAAAGCTAAATGGAAAGTAAAGTAGAGACAGAGATGACTGCTCCTGATATCTACGCTGATGATGATTATGAGCATGTAGAGGCTAGAGTAGGAGACACAATCTCATATGCAGATAACGGTGAAGAGAAAATAGGAACCATAAAGGGTATTGATTACACAAACGATACCATAACTGTAAGTATTGGTCCTGTAAGGAATGGAGTAGTACAGACTAAAGTCATTCCTCAAGACGATAGCATAACTCTTCTCTTGCCTGAAAAAGAGCACAAGAAACGAATGAAAGCAGAGCAGACTGAGGAACTGCTAGCAGACCTATCTAAACTTAAGGTAGGTGATGAAGTACAGTACAAGTTTAGTGCAGCAAGGTTCATAAAAGATAACACTTTACTTCTTCACGGTAAAGTCACCGATATCACCCATGATCATAGTGTCATCACCATAGAGCCTATCATGGAAGAAATACACCATGTAAGCATCTCCGACATCATCAGCATACGAGGTATGCATATGCAGAAAGAACAATCCAATGTCAACCACAACGAGTAACAAGTATGAAGCAGCTAGGGAGAAGGCTAGACAAGCCGCTCCAAACTTTGGGCTAAAGAATATGACACACGGTGTTCGTAGCGAGACGTATCTCCTTCACCGTTGTTCCAATTGCGGATGCACTCGTTTCAACCCATGCACTTGCAAGCGACGAAAAGCCTAGACTTTGTGGTGGTACTGCTGGTAAGACCCAGTAGCTAAGTAACATGGAGTGCAGTATGTTTACGTGCCGATAAGTCGGTTCGTCATACTGTCCAATGGAGCCACTAGACTTTGTGGTGCTCATATCCCATGACGATATCATGACATGAGTTAAATGTGTAATGTTCGGCATCTTAGATGATGTGGATGGAAATATAGCCACAGTATATGTATGCAGAGTTATTACACAGCCACTACGGGTACTTGGGACCGATGCTACTACCATTCATCTAGGCTACTCTAGACACTAGAAAGTAAGTCCTATTGTTGATTGCCAGTATAGGTAGTAGGTCTACAAGCTAAGAGAGTAGAATAGGGTCACTACTACTGCCACTAAACATGTTCATTCCCAGAGAATGAGCAACCTCGTAGACTTTGGTCTACATCTCGGATACATCTACGTTACTATAAAGGAAACAAGAATGCCTGTACCTAAGACATCGACAGCAGCAAAGACTGCATCGAAACCATCCACCGCCGCAAAGAAACCAGCAGCTTCAGCAGACCCATTTGACATAGATGCCCTGTTGGAAGTAGGTGCCCGTTCGTGGGACCAAACCGTAGAAAAGACAAAGCAATCAGGCTTTGACTTTGAAGATGGCACATACGACGTGCTAGAGGCTGGATACGATGGTCCTAAGCCTACAGAGAAGGGCGACAGAGTAGGAGTAACCTTCACTCACACCATCATGGACGGCCCTCATGCCAAGAAGACAGTCTACGATTGGATTGGGTTAATGGACAGCAAAGACCCTACACTGATCAACCCATGGTTGGTACAACGGTTAGAGAAGTTGACCGGTATTGAAGCTGATGAACTCGATATTCGTAACCTGGGGATGATCCTAAAGGATGCGTACTCCGGTCCCGACAAGTTCTTCAAGCTTACACTCAAGACTAACGACTGGGAGAATGCAGAAACCGGCAAGTCTGGTACTTCTCAGAACGTTAGACTTGGAAAGCCTATCGAAGGCGTATACTCTTCCCAGAAGAAGAAAGCTGGTGCAGCTAAACCTAAGCCTCCCGTCACTGTTGAAGAAGATGATGATGAGGATGAAACAGAAGAAGAGACTATAGAGTTGGAGAAGGGTTCTGAAGTCTCATGGTCTGTCACAACAGGTGCTGGCAAAGCAAAGAAGACTGTAGAGTTCCAAGGAACCATCATCTCTATTAACGAGAAGGCTGAAACAGCCAAGATAAAGGATAGTGACGGCAAGACACATCCTGCTGTCGATATCTCTGAACTCTCGCTTGTCGAAGCTGAAGAGGATGAAGAGACTGAAGAGGATGAGGATGCAGAACCTTTTGAAGAAGGCCAAACTGTATCATGGACTACTTCAGAGAAGGTAGGAAAGAAGACTGTAGCTACTGAGCATTCCGGTACTGTAGTCTCTTGTGAACAGGATGAAGATGAAGAGTGGCAAGTCACCGTAGACACTGGTGAGACTACCACAAAGACCGTCAAGGGCAAGAAGACTGAAGTTGCTGTTACTGAAGTCATTGCAGCCTCTCAGTTGACACTTTCTGAAGATGAAGAAGGTGAAGACGAAGACGATAGTGATGATGAGGATGAAGACAGTGACGAAGATGCAGAAGAAGCATCCTACAGTGAAGGTGATGAAGTCTCCTTCATGCTTGACGATGAAGAGGTATCGGGCATCGTAGACTCTATAGAGGACAGTGGAAACCTGAACGTCAAAGTAGGTACTGGCAAGAAAGCTGAAATCTACGAGATTGAAACTTCCGAAGTCATTACTGTAGGTGACGATGAAGAAGGTGACGACGAAACAGACGAAGAAGAGACTACAGACAGTATCGAGAAGGACGATACTGTAGAGTACCTCAACGTAGGTAGCAAGAAACCTGTAACCGGTATTGTTCTATCAGTTGATGAGAAAGCGGAAACCTGTAAGGTTAAGACTGGAACGGTTACAAAGACGATCAAGTGGGAACAGATTTCCACCGTCATGAAACCTGAGTAGTATAGTCTCTAGGTTAACACCACTAACTTAGATACTGGCAGGGCTGGCTAAACGCTGGCCCTGTCTTTTTTGGCCGCGGAGCACCACAATGACGAAAGAAAAGTTTGCACCTAAAGTTCCTACAGCTCAACAACTTGATGAGTGGATTTCAAAAGGACTAAAGGTTAGAGCAGGTAAGATGCTCGATATGTCTTCTGATGAACCTGAAACTGTTGAAGGAACTCTACATTATTATGGTTATGGTAACTTTGAAGTACACTCTGATGATGGCCGGCACCACAAAGTATACAGAGCAGAGATAGAGCTTATCCCAGAGAAAGAAACGGCGGCAACCCCACACGTTAGCTTTTCCAAAGAAGAGCATGAGTGCTTAAAGAATATAGTGGATGCTGCTATACCTTCATGGTGCCGTTCTTCTCTAGTTGCACAAGTTGAAGCTGAACTAGACTTTGGTGTGGCAGAGTTCCTAGTGAAGATCGGACTACTACCTGAAGTCATTAACACTGAGACTTTACCCAGATTAAGCCCTGAAACTCCACAGAGACCATCACAGAGGGATCTAGAGGCACTTAAAGAAGGTGATATCATCACCTTTGAAACATCCGAAGTTGACACTACACTAAGAAGGATTATATCAGGAACAATAGTAGAGGTACTAGATCCAATATCTGATGATGAATACAGTGTTAAGGTTAGAACACTATACTGTAGGGATAACGCTTTTAGTGAGCCTGATCCTAATGAGGATGATCTTTGGGAAGTCTTTTTAGACGATGTACTTTCTATTGTTACTGTCGATCATACCTTATTAGTACAAGACTAAACTCTATCCACAGAAAGGGATAAGAAAACACAATGGCTACGTTTACGAAGAAAAAGAAGATTACAGATCCAGAACAGACATATGATGAGCAGGACACGTTAACTGCTGCTGAACCATCCGAAGAACAACTAAAGGATGTTCAGGGTGGTAATAAATACACAGCTGCAGCATACTCTGTAGCTGAACGCCCCGGATGGAACAACAGCAACGATATCAACTACGCTTACGACAGTCTACGTAGATTGATCCCAAACTCTCTACTCTGGTCTAGCCGTAATGGTTTCTTTGTGTTGGGTTTAGTAGAAGATGCAGGACAAGACTATAGTGGTTGCAACATCCAAAAAGTTGTGATGAATGGGAATGATGAGGCAGAACGTTTCTCTGGGAATAGTATACTTGACCGGGGTGGTGATAAGTTTGGATGGCATGTAATCAGCAAGGTCTGCGATACTGCCCTAGAGGCTATACACACTGCAATCTCTACAGTGCTGCTGGCTAATGTACCAGACCTAATCTTTGGTTCTGATAATACTATCATTACCAGAGAGAACCCTAACGCTATCAAGCCACACGCTACGGACAAGGACATAGAGAACTTCCTAAGCACTAGATCATTCTTAGACAACATTCGGGAAGTCAAAGCGAACTCTTCTCTAGGGAGTGTGCTAAATGACGAAGAGTGGATGAGGATTAATACTGGTGGAACTCTAAACGCTAGGACCAAACGGAAGTTAGCCAAGGCATTGGGTCTTGAGATGATGGCTGCTCCTAAGTCAACGCCAAAGGCTAGTGCTGTGATTGAGGTTGAGGAAGATCCCATTCCTGAACTAGAGGCTACACCTTGGGAAACTGAAGACGACATGGAATCATATCTTGAGGGTATTCATCTTCATGATATCAAGGCTAAACCTTTGTCTTCTCAGGCTAGTGGAATTGATAAAGATGGGTATGTCTACGGTATATATCTCGGACAGTTACCAAGTCCTAATGGAACTGGTAAGTTTGTTCATCAACTTAAGAGGGAGATTGGTGGACGTGATCGAGCTACCATTGTCATCCCAGAGACTATACGATTAACGGAAGACACAAGCAACGAAGAAGCTGAGTAGTTTCAGCAATGGACGTGCCAAACAAGCCTGTAGGATTTCCCTAACAAGAAACCTACAGGCTATAGTTGTTTATTTTAAGGAGAAAACTATGAAAGAAATAACAAGAACGCAACTAGAGCAAATGTATAGGTCTGAAGGATCTCTACTTAAGACAGCCAATAGTTTAGGTTGTTGTGTTGAGACTGTAAGAAGGATGTTAAAAGCAGCTAATATAGCCACCAATAAGCATGGAGTTAGAAGTAGTAAAAGCACTGGTAAGAGAATGTATAAGATCATAACTGATGATCAGTCTGTTTCTCTGACATCTAGTGTAGAGTCTACAGTCTAGACTGTAGTTGTTTCTCTGGGAGTGATTTAAATGCGTTTCTTGCTAAAGAAACCTGTCTCTAAAGAATATCCTCTTTTTAACCCACAACATACTGTATCATTGGACGTAGAAACTTGCGGGGTCGCAGTGTGGGGTAAGCGACTTCTTAAAGGAGTGTTAGTACAAGATGCTGTATTCTCTGTTACCATGTGTGATGAGAAGGGTAACTCATTTTATTGCGAATGGGAAGTCAACCCACACACTAGAATTCCTCAAATTAATCAAAGAGATGTAAAGTTTATACGTGATACCATTAAAGGTAAACGTGTAGTCTTTCATAACAGCAAGTTTGACGTTATAATGCTGTTGCTCACTGTAGGTATAGACGTTGTGGCTCTGGCTAAGTCCATTGAAGACACTTTGTTTATGGCTAGAGTTTGCTTCACACTGGAACTCACCTATGGCCTTAAGCCTTTAGCTCGAAGGCTAGGTGTTGATGATAGCGATGAAAAAGAACTAGCAGACATTGTAAAGCAAGCTAGGACTATGGCAGGACGATACAATACTCTAGCTGCTAAAGAAGGTATGCCTCTAATCGTTCTTGGGGAGAACTATAAAGAGGATTACTGGCTACCTGCTTATATGGCTAAACATCACGGCGTTGAGCACTGGGAAGGGATAAATAAAAACTACTGTATACGTGATGGTTTCCGAACCATGCTGCTATACAGGCACTATGAACGTGTAATGTTTGATGAGATGGAACAGGGTGGTTATTTACGTAGAGCCTATGAACTTGAGATGCGTCAAGTATGGCCTATAGTCAACAGAATGGAAAAGCGAGGGTTAAGGATCTTTCCGGAACTCGCTAGAGAAGAAAGCAATAAATGTATAGAGGCTATGGCTGAACATAAAGCAGCTATGGAACAGATTATTGATGAACTTAAATTAAATCCATTCCCAGAAGGACCACCCGAACCTAAACTTACGCCTACAGGTCGGGTAAGTAGAACAAAGGTAAAAGCCCAAGAGTTTAGCCCCGGCAGCACTAAGCAGCTTATAGCAATAATGTATGGTCCTGAAGGTGAAGGTGGCCCAGGTACACTAAACATTGAACCACATTACCCACGTAAAGGAAAGTACAAAGGAACACCACAGAGTATAGAGGATGGCACTGCAAGACTGACTACCGAAAAGGATGCTCTTAAAGAGCTAATGTATATCCCTTTTGTGAAAGAGTTAGTTGGGTACCGTAGTGCAAGTCATACTAAGAGTTTATTCTTTGATCCTATACTTGGTGATGAGAAAGAGATAATCAAACGTACACCATGGGAGTACGGTAAAGGTGACATAAAGCACGACACCTATAAAGGCGGTGATTGGGTCGTACACTTTAGCCTTAACCAATGTGGTACAAAGACTAGTCGCTTTAGTGCTGGCGGTGAAATGGGCTTTAACCCTCAACAAGCTACTGCCGGAGGTAAAAAGTCTCTAGGTGGTGGTAAATACTCTAGCCAAAAAGTATTTGGTCCTAGAGAGGGTTATGTATGGTTAGCGTTTGACTTCTCACAGCAAGAAGGTAGGATCTTCGCAGAGTTAGCCGGTATCACGTTGATGCTAGATGCTCTAAAGTATGATCGTGATATCTTTGAAGAGATGGCACAGAAGGCATGGGGTGGTAGAGATAACCCTGATAGCATTAGAGCAGGTATCATAGCCCTAGAGTTGTTCCGTGATAGTCCATCTAACTGTGACAAGTGTAATGGCGATGGAGAAGACAAACTAGGGTATATATGTGAACATTGTGGGGGTTCTGGTTCTGCTGTTGGCAACTACTGGAAGAAGATAGAATGGTCTGCACGTAAAGCAGCAAAGTATAGACCTGATAATCCTACCATCTACAGTATAGTTCAAGAGTGGTTAGCAGAGAATAATTACAACATTATTCAGGCAGAGCATACTCTAGGTAAGGAAGCTAGTCGTCAACGATGTAAACATATCACATATGCTAAAATCTTTGGTGGCGGACCTGGTTCTTATGCACACTTATTAATGTGTACTCTAGACGAAGCTAAACAGTTCGATGCAGACTATAATGCGTCCATGCCTGAGATGAAAGTCTACATGCGTGAACTTACGAAGAAGGCAGAGAAAGATGGTTTCATTATAACTCTGTATGATCGTAAGTTAAGGGTAGATCGTAACTTTGCGTATCGTGGTGTTAGCTACATGATACAGGGTAGTGCTGCTGGTATGATGAAGGATAGTCTAATCAAAGTTGATGACTTCCTTGAAAGATCAAACACAGATGCACAAGTACTCTTAACTATACACGACGCATTGTACGTTGAAGCACCTAAGAAGCTGGTTACTGCACCATTCATAGCGTCTATAGTAGATCGTATGGAAAGTAATGATGGAAGGCTAAACGTTAAGATGCCAGTAGGTGTTGATGTGATAGACCATCAATGGAGTGTTGCAGAGCGACATTTCAAATTGACAGACAGTGGACTTCTAATACCAAAGGAATAAAGGATAGACCAATGCGATATAGATTTGCAATTAACAGTTCTATTGTTGAGATAGAAGCTAACTCTAAAGTAGAGGCTATAAAAAAAATAGATAACCTAATGCAGTACACTACTGGCTCTTATGGTAAACTATTGAGTGAAGGTGAGAATAACATCAATGATCCATTCGTGAACCATCCTCGCTGTACCTATAGTGTTAAAGTTAAGGTATGTTATATGAGTTATGTAAAACCTAAACTATTGGTTAAAGGTTTAGATGATCTTATCTCAACTAGTAAACAGACAATAGAAATACTTGGCACTGTTAAAGTATTTCCCTATCTAAAGGTTATGCCTACTCTTGAGGATAGAAATGAACTTCAAGGTTAGTAGATCTATCATTCCCAGAAGAAACCGGCACCACCTTCAGCGGGTGATTTCCGGCGGTGATGAAGGCGCACAGATAGCAGCACTAAAGGCTGCGCGTTCTCTGGGAATAAAGACAGGTGGTAATACTTACAAAGACTTTATGATGGTCAATGGTAAGTGTTGTCCGGGTTATCGTTGGATGTATGGGTTAAAGGGTACTTCAGTAGATCGACTGTCACACTATAGAGACAACTTTGAACAGTCAGATGCTACCATCTACTTTGGTATAGACTTTAGTTCCTATAAAGCATCAATAATCCGTGAACTTTATCAAGGTCAACACATTAAACCATTGCTTGACGTGTACATGGAACAGACATGGTACACTGATGATGAGCATGGAGAGTTTGAGTGTAGGGTATCACCTAAAGAAATTGCATATTGGATAGTCATTAATCAAGTTAGAACTCTAAACATTACGGGGATAATAAATAGGGACTATGAAAGTTCCATATTCTTGTTGTTACAAGAGGCTCTAAACTTATTGGTTTGGGAGTAGGGTATATAATGCCGGATAGACAAACATCACCAAAGGAACTTGCACCATTCATAGAGTTGGGAGTGGATTACGATGACAGTCGTAGAGTTGGCGATCAAGCGTTTATGGACTGTCTCTTTTGTGGAGGGCATAACAAACTATATATAAACTACAATAAAGACACTGGTAGGTCTCAACTATGGGACTGTAAAGTGTGTGGTAAGCATGGTAATCTTTACACCTTTATGGAACTATGGTATGAGAAACAAGCTGAAGCTACTAACAGTAGACTTCCTGCTTACAAGAAGGCATGGCAGGGTTTAGCTACAGACCGTAGTATTCCTGTTCAGATCTTGAAGAATGCTGGTATTGTTTTTGATGGTGACTTATTTTACATACCAGTCAGAAATCAGGAAGGAAAGCTAGTTAACCTCCGATACTACAGGGTACCTAGAAACGGCACCAAGTTCCGTTTAAGAGGCTTAACCGGGGTTGAAGCAGGTATTTATGGTCTGCACAATTTAAAGCCCGTAAAAAAGGGCCAGAAAAAACCTAAGATTTGGAACGTAGAAGGGGAGTGGGATGCAATAGCCCTAGAGTGGATGATGGAACGTGATGGAGTATCTAGTGCTAGTAATGTAGTGTTAGGTATTCCGGGTGCCAACATATTTAAAGCTAAATGGGTAGAGTACTTTCAGGACCATCATGTTATCTGTTGCTATGATGCAGGTGTAGTAGGTGAGCAAGGTACTGAGAGAGTAAACTCTATGGTGCATAAAGTAGTTACTTCACTGCACTACCTAGCATGGCCTATTGATAGTGAAGATGGTCACGATATTAGAGACTTTGTAGTTGATGATGGAACAATGTCAGAGCTGTCAGAGATGATTAAGCTATACATTACACCTAATGACAAGGCCAATCAAAATGCTGAAGCAGCAGATATCATCCACATAAACTCTAAGCTACGCCCTAAGTTCTCAGACATCCTCGAACAATTTGCCTCATGTATACACTTAACCCCCGACCTCATAGACGGAATAAAACTTTGTTATGCTACTATACTCTCTACGCTCATACCCGGCCCTCCGGCATGGTGCCATATAGTAGGACCACCTGGAAGCGGAAAAACGTTGGTCATACTCTCTACTGGTAGGTCAGGAGTAACACACCACATATCCAAACTATCACCTAAACTATTGATATCAGGTTTTATTGCTGCTAATGGTGAAGATCCATCTCTCATTCCCAGAGTAGACGGTAAGACTATTATGATCAAAGACTTTACTCCAAGTCTAACAATGCCTGTCATGGTTAAGGATGAACTGTTTGGACAATTGAGGGATGCTTTTGACGGCACTGTAGGTCAAGAGTACGCTAACAATGCTAAACGCTATTATGAAAGTCATTTCTCAATTGTAACCGGAGTAACACCTGCAATCTATGGTGAACGTAGTGCTGCATTAGGTGAAAGATTTCTTATGCTTCATGTTATTAAAGGCAATGACTTTGAAGCACATAAGCCTATAAACTCTGCGATACGTGGAGTAGGTAGGGCTAAGAAAGAAGTCATAAGTGATGAACTACTTGATATGGTAGCTCGTTTTTTAGATGTAAGTGTAGATCCTAATGAGATAGCAGATACAGTGCCGGAGCACTTTTTTGAACGTATCAATTCTTTAGCCCAGATCGTTGCAGTACTAAGGGCTAGTGTGGACCGGGACAAGTTCAACAGAGACGGGAACCATAGGGCAATCCGATGGCGTCCACAAAAAGAGATGGGTACCAGACTTGGCATACAGTTTATGAAGGTCATCATGGGTTTAGGTATGTTGAACTCACCACCATCAATAGGTGAAGAAGAGTATAGAGTACTTGTTCGTGTAGCTCTTGATAGCTGTGTAGGGTTTAACATGGAAGCTGTAGCAGCATTGATTGCTAAACCTAACCAGACTATACTTCAACTTGCTGAAGAATGTGATATACATAAGAACACACTGCTCGATCAACTTGATGACTTAATGGAACTAGGTGCAGTACAACGTAGACAAGGACAGTCAACAGTACAAGGAGTTAAACCGTATATA